CCCAGGCAATGCGCCACGTCGTTGGCTCGCCATCTTCCAGGTCGTAATGCTCGCTACGATTGGAACCGTGACGGGCAAAGAACGAAACCATCCGCTGGATAGTGTCTGCTGAGATGTTGCGCCCATTTGCCAGGTCACGCGCCCGCGCAATCCCGACATCAGTGCCGCCGCGCCCGTACTCGTCGCGCCAGTCCAGCGCCCGCTGAGCGGCGTCCCGGACGCCTTGCGGCGGCGTGTAACTTTCGGCCTCTTGCGACGTGACGTTGATGTCGAGCGCGGTTTTCTGATCATCAGCAGCAGCGCGGCTGTCGTGCCTGCCCACGACTTCGCCGTCGTCTTTCACAACGCACCACTCATCATCGCACTGGCGGACGGTATAAGGCATTACTGGATGTGCCACACCGAAATTTCAGCACCCGCGCTACCTGCTGCCGATGCAACGCTACTCACGGCGTAGCCGAAGAACACACCGTCGGTATTGAGATTGAGCGCGCTGCTTTCAGTGGCGCTCTGCGTACTGTCGTAATAGATAGCGTCGCCTGCTACCACGGTCGTCTGCACACGTCCATCATTCGGGCCGCTAAACGGCACAACGCGCAACGTTGCTACGTAATCGCCAAATAGCACAGTCGTGTCGGTTGCATCGTTCTGCCCGTCGCCCTCGTCGGTAATCGCAACGCCGGTAATGCTGTTCCACTGCACCGGGTCGCCGCTCGAAGGCGTCGCCGGGTGCGTCACCGTCACCGACCGTCCGTAATCGCTCAGGTACTCAGTGATGTTTGTTGCCATTCGTTCCCTCCAGAGAACAAAAAAAGCGGCGCACCCTCCCGAAGGAGAATGCACCGCTTACGTTTCCGCATTCAGTGAATATATAAAACGCCTAAAGGTTTAAGCGTAGACTATTCTCATTATAAGCGTGTGGGTATGTGTTGTCAATACGGGCTAATGCAACCCTCAATCTCTCCATCGCGCCGTTCGCGCCTGGTGAGCAGGGTACGGGGAAGATTGTAACGTCGCTCGATGAGCACCGCCAGCGATATGACTTGCGGGCGGATGCGCTGCTCGGACGTGGGTAGGAGTTGCGCACATTCCACAAGCGGCGGGTGCAGTTTGAGCAGTGCCTCGCGGATCTTCTGCTGATCACTCATCGCGTGCCCTCCTGTGTTGTACAGCGCAGCGACAGCCGGGAAATCTCGGCTCGTGATAGTCGCCCGACGGGAACGCTTGCGCCATCGCTATCCAGCCCACCGCCGCATTCTGCCTACACCCGTCGCTCACCCGATCATCCCCCGTCGTAATCCAGCGATGCTGCATGCGGATGCCCTCCCGCGCAATGCGCTCGGCTGCCTGTCGTTGTGCGGTGCCATATGCGTTCGCTGTCTCGGTCACGGCTACAAGCTCGGCGCGGTTGCGTAGGTGTCGCTGCGGCATTGGCGCGCTGAACTCGGCAAAGCGGGCGCGTATCTGGCGCGCCATCTCGGTATACGATGTGCCCTGCTCCATCCCCTCAACCATCAGCGTACGGATATAGTCTCGCGTCGTATCATTGATCATCGTGACGCGTTGCGCGCCGTAATCGCGTAGGAACTGCACAGCCTCCGGGTTGTCAATATCGAAGGCGATGCGTAGGCCTGCCTCCCGCTGGATGTCTTCATTGCCAACAATCCAGGACGCCCGCGCCGCCGCTTCTATCGGCGCCGTCATGACCTGCTGCGTCAGTTGCACGGTGTCAAGCCAGGCGGTAATCCAGATGTTCTCCGGCACACTCTCTTGGAGTGGCGCCGGAAACGCGTCTCGCAGTTTCCGCAACTCACGCAGAAATGTATTTGATTGACGCTTGAACGCATCGCCCATCGCCCGCGACAGGCGGCGCTCAATCGGACGGAGCCGCCTGTCGCGCTCGTTCGTACCAAGTGCCTCAGTGATGCGATCAACGGTGGTCATCGCCTGTCCCCTCCCGCACCGCTTCTACTATTCGCCGCGCCACCTCTTCCATATCCGGCGGTGTGCCATCTCCAAAGTCGCCGGGCTGCCAGTCGTCGGGGTACATCGCGTCCAGTTCTTTGTCTACATCCTCAACACCGAGCGCAATGAGGAGGAGGCGCGCCACCGTGCGAGCGCTCACCGTCTGCGATTGATACGCCGTGGTGATGGCCTCGACACGCTCTTTCACATCGATGTTAATGATCTCTGGGAAGTCAATCGCAATGCTGCTGTCGTATGGCTCACCCGTCTCTGGATTGATGTTCCAATCCAGGGTAATGGTGTTCTGCCCTGGGTCGGCCTCGTCTGGATCTTGCTTCACATCCGCCATATCTGCCAGCGCGCCCTGTGGCGATGTGACGGCGTTCTTCACAACGTAACCGAGGATATCTTGCAGCACGTTGCGCCACATTTCCTGGCGGTTGCGCATCATCAGTTCAGTCGGCCTGTCCAGGCTCTTTGCTGTGGCGTGGTTGCCGACATCGGCGTCGCCATAAAATACCTCAGGGATGCCTGCTGCTGCTGCAACCATCAGTAGGAAACGGCGACCATCCTCCGGCGCAACCGACAGGCCGCGAATGTTCAGCGGCTCGTAATCGGCATCATTGTTTGCCCGAATGAACGCGCTGCCGGTTGCGGTTGCCGGGTTGGTTTCGCGCCAGTTCTGGCTGCTGATCGTTGAGGCTAATTTGTTTTTGGCCTTCGCAACACCACCCGCGCCGCCGCCCGTCGTCACTTTGACAGCAATGCGGCTCACGGCTTGCGTGTAACTGTGGATACTCTCCAAGAATACCTTGTACGCCCGTGCCCAATCCATCTGGGCATACACCGTTGACAAGCCAAACTGCCACCAGGACATGCCGCCCACCTTAACGTGGTAGATCGGCGCGTCCCATTCGATAGCGATGCCATTGTAGGCATCGGGCTTCTGTCGGGGCGTGTAGCGCCAGTCGGGATAGTACGCAGCGCGGTAGCCGCCTTGCGCACCCGTCTGCGTCCAGCGACGCAGGTAGTACCACGGCTCTTTCGCGTCGTCGGGGTTGCACACGATTTCCTGTATCTCAGCAAGCGGCACACTCCGCACGCGCACGCGCCCAGAGCGTTGGTTTGTAAAGAGCACAAAGAAGAGGTTGCCCGACACTTGCAGATCAACATCTTTTCCCATCATTGCTTGCGTGCGGGTAAGCTCGGCCTGATTGCGCTCATCATCCCAGAACGATTGAATGACGTCGTTGATTTCAGCATTCGGCGCGCTCACCTGCACGCCCTGCCCGAACGTGTAGAATGTTTTGATGTTGATGCCGCGCTGGATAAGCGGGTTTTTGAGGTACATCACCTCAGCAATGTTTGCCGCCCTTTGAATGGATTGACGTGTAAACTGATCGCGACTGCTGAGCAGTTGTTCCCAGTATGAATTCGGGCCGTACAAATCCAATTCAAGTTCGTTAATGTGGCTCTCCAGGAGGGGCGTCAGCGCCTCGAAGTACGCCAGCGCTTCAAGGTACGCGCCCTCATTCGTCGGCTGCTGCGGTTGATACGGCATGCCGTTCGGCAATACAAGCGTGCTCATGTACTCACCATCCTGATATTCCCGGTATGTCATCGGTGTAGTTGATGACATAGCCGACTGGCGGGTGCGCTGTGAGATGGTACGCGCCTATCGCGAGGCTCATCACGCAGTCCTGTACCAAGTTGCGATCATCCCATTGGTATCCCATCAGTTCGCGGCGCTCCTGTTCTGTCCAGTCTGCCTTGAGTGTACCTTGCTCCAGGAGCAATTGCAACGCCTGAATGGCCTGCACCTTGCTTTTGCTACTCGTGACAAACGGCTCAGCAGGCACCGAAAGGTTTTCAATCAGCGGGTCGCCGATGCCGTTGCTTTCAATGACGAGTTTTCCAGGATAGTGGTTCCATGCCTGCTCTATATGCTGCTGTATGACCGGATACGGCAGACGTTCCAGGCGCTCGTGGTAGACGCGCTGAACGGGCTGCACCGACACGTCGAACACGTTGATGACCGTGGCATCCTGCCTACGTCCAACGTCTACACTCAACAGGTACAGACCGCCAGAGTAAAATGGCTGCTCACCTACGGCGCCGTGCGTGGCATTGGCGATGCCCTCTTCGCTGAACACTGCCAACCCGGACATCACGAAATCGCATTCAAACTCCGCCGCCCATTGCTGAGAGGTGTACTTCGGTCGCTCCTCAAGGTACCAAGCGGCCTGATCGTGCGGTACGCCTGCCGCCTGCTCTTCTGGCGTGTAGTAGCGTGGGCAATGGTGCCAGGGATGCACGAAGTAGCGGAAGCCGCTCTGCTGCCCATAGAGTTCGCTAAACAGGTTGCCGCGCCCGTTCGGCGTGCTACCGACCACCAGGCGCCCGCCCTGAGCTAATGCCGGGCTGATGCTCTGGTAGATCTCCTCGTCATACGCAGCATAAGCGAACTCGTCAAGGTAAACGATATTTGCCGCATAGCCGCGGCCTGCTGATGGGTTGGCAGGCAACGAGAGAATGCGCGATCCGTTTGCGAACTCCATTTCGCTCTGGTTCCTCTTGCGAAGTGCAGGCGGATTCCGAAGGTTGTGGTAGGCCACGAAACAATAGCGCAACATATTGACGGCGAGCGCCTGGTTGCGACTCACCAAAAGTACCGTGCTTTGCGCGTCGTGAATAGCGGTGTACAGCGCCTCAATTGCAAATACCTGAGAGAAACCGATCTGGCGCGCCTTGAGGACAAACCGCCGCGGCTCCTCGTAGGCATCCAGGTATGCCGCCTGATAGTCGTATGGCTCGAAAGGTATCAGGCCGCGCACGGGATGCACAAGCATTGCCTCATTGCGCGCCCATTCCAGAGGGGTAGGCACGCTCTCACCCGTCGCCTGTGGTGCGGCGCTGTTCGTTAGCGGCAATAATGGCGCCGATGGTTTCGCCCGGTAGGAGCTTGTGGAGGAGGTCGATTGATTTGGTAACGCTATCAAAGTCATCAGGCTCTACACTTGTCTGATCTAAGAATGAATACAGACGTTCGATGTATTTTTCGACAACACCCATGTACAAGGTTGCGGCCCGCTCTCCCTGCCCAAGCAGGTTGTCAACATCCCACGCGGTTACACGTTCTCGCCAGTTGAATTTTGTGCTATCGTTTGCCCACTGTTGAGTAAACGATTTTGTTTTATTTCGTTTTGTTTCAGGCTGTGTGGACTGATACGCCTTCTCAAGGGTTCGTGTCGGCCCCAGGTTGCGATACGCCAGAAACCGCGCATAGGCCGCGTTGCTCTCATTATCAAGTTGATCCCACGGTTTGCGCGCCACACCTATCTACCCCACCCCATGCTCGATATGCTCATTTACTGCCACCCGCCGCCACATTCCACGCGGCCCCATACGGAACTCAATCACTACCACCAGGCACGCAACCATGCGCGCCAGCGCGAACCCGACACGCGGCGGCAGATAGTGAGCAATCCAGACGGCGACGTGAAACACCCACAAACGTCGGGCGCGGTACTCGATGTTCAATGGTTCGCTCATGGCATATCCGTTGGGCGCATATGCGCGATGAGTGCCTGTATCTCTCGGAGCAGCGTCAACTGCTCATTGACGGCGTACACCGCTCGCAAGTACTCCATACGGCGCTCCACTGGCAGCAGTTCGGCATAGGTAACAAGCCTGTCGATAGCGTGCTCGGGCGTGATGTGCGTAGCCTGTGTCACTCCGCTACTTCTCCTTACGCCACCAGTCCACAACGGCAAGCACAACAACACAGGCAACACAAAGCGCACCAACGCCGAAATAGAACAGTTCGAAACTCACCAACTGAACTCCTCTATTGTATTTGCCAGAATGCGCGCCAGATCGTCACTCAAGTTCCATCTATCCTGGTTTAGTTCCAGGCTGCGCCAAATATTGCCCGTGGCGTGCCGTTCGCCTGCCGCCTTCCAGTCTATAAGCATCTCCAGTATATCGAACAACGACATGCCGCGTATACCCTCCGGGTAGTGCTCTGGATGATGGCTATTGTGCTCATAGTGGTGTTTTAATGCGGTTTGTCGCATCTCATCAAGGATGCGCTTGTAATCCTCGCTGCCATACTCAGTATCGCGCAGCAACGGCGTGAAACGATCAAACATCGACTTCTCTGGCTCCATCAGCTTGGTAACGTCGTGATCGGCAGAGCGGGCGTGCAGGTTCAGTATTGCCTCGCCAAGCAACTCCTGCACGCGCCGAATGTGTGTCAGGGTGTCGGGTGTGCTGTCGTAAGGCTCGGTCATCTCGTTAGCCTCCGCGCATTGTTTCGCCTACACCGAGTGTCTCTTTCAAATGAACAAACGTGTCGAAGGGGGATGTGCCCTTCGCGTTGAATGTATCGAACTGCTGGTCAATGTCACAGGTCATTGCACGTCTATCCTCTGGCAATACGACACCCAAAACGCCTGCACTTTCTGCAGGTCGGTCAGGACAATAGCATAATTCCGGTCTGCGTCGCTACGATCATTCGGTTTGTTATCGGCAATCTTCTGGCGCAGTTCCTCTAGTTCCTTACCGATCTGCATGTGAACGGTTTCTCCTGACATAGTTATCCCCTCTTCACTCCGCTACCACTCCGCTGCTATGGATGTAGTTCGTACTCCCTGACAGACGGCCCCACTGCCCACCGTATGCCTCATCAGTCCAGTCGCACCACTCTGCGATATGCAAGCTGCTGCCGGGCATGAGGATCTGCGCAACGTTCGCGGACGACGGCTCTGGCACCTCAGGCGCGTACCGCACATAGGCTGTGATACCATCAGGCACGACGTACCAATGCGGTGCACGTCGCTCAGGCGGCAACCCATAGACAGCACTGACGAATGCATCCCAGTCGAGCCCCTGCGGGTCGCTCTTGCGGCCGGGGGCAATCTGGCTATGGCGTACGAGTTGGGATTGTGGGATGTTGTACTCGCTGACGAGTTGACGCACGAGCCACACAGCAGCGTCAAGCTGACGCACATCGTACGGCGTCGAGGTGTTGGGGTGCGAGAGTTCAATTCCGATGCTATGGTCGTTGAGGTTGCTCATCTGCACGCCGTCTACAATCCAGGAGGAGGCGCCAGCGTGCCATGCGCGATCTATGTCGTGCACGAACTGCGTGATCCTCCCATCTGGAGAGATGTAGTAGTGCGTAGAGACGGGCGCGGCAGGATCGCCGCCGTGCCGCAGCCACTCATAATCGCTGGGATGGCTTCCGGCGGTAGCGTGCATCACGACCATACGGCGGGAGTTGCCGCCGATGTAGTAGTGCGGCTGCGTCATTTCCACGCGATGAATGAGGTATGTCACTCTACTTCCCCCATCTGTTCCGCTGCTTTTTCGATACGGCGCCACCATTGCGCCCATTCCAGGACGCCGTCAATCCATTTGTAATAGGAAACAAGACCCGCATAGTAGGAATACCCATGCCCGTCGCCGTGCTCCATTGGGACGTGGCCAATATTGCGCGTTGTTCTGGCGTTGCCGCGTGTGCCATACTCGTTCAGGCTGTTCCAATAGGCGAGTGCCCATGCCGGATCAATGCCGTAGTTCACGAGGATCTTGTATGCCTCGCTGGCGTCGGGCGCGAGCGGCGATTGTGCCATCTCCAGGATGGCTGTGAAGCGTTCCAGAGTAATACGCGGCGAGCCATGCATCAGGCGTCTAAATCCTTCCATCCCGGCACACCTGTAGCCATTCTGCCGTGCCGGTACCAGAGTTGGGACACGAGCGCGCCCGCAAATCCCCACGCCGCCTGTATCCAGTCATCGCCTTGCGCATAGGCGAGCAATGCCGCTGCCGCAACGCCGATGAGGAGCGAGAGGAGCGTACTTGTGTGGAGCGCATAACGCGGCTTGTGGAGGAGCGCATAGAGCCAGGCGAGTACCCGGCTGCGAGGACGTTGCGGCGGCGGCGGGAATGTGTTGCGCAGATTGGCGAACAGGATAGACGCCGCCGCGCCCGCTCCGGCCTGCGAGGCAAGATAAGCAAGTGCAGATATCAGTTCAGTCGGCATCGTTTCCATTCGGCGGCCCTAACTCCTGATCGTCATAGCGTGCCAGGCGCTTGCGGTCTTCCTCGTGCCTCGTGCTTTGTTTCTGGATTTCCAGCCAGTGCGCATGAACTTTCTTTCTCAGGCTCTCTACTTCGGTTTGCAATGCCCTGTATTGATGCAACGTTTCGGCATGCTTGGCCTCGCTTTCTTCGAGTGCCAGGAGGTGTGCATCAGCCTGTTGTTTGCACACATTCAGTTGATATTCGAGCTGCAACACCATATGGTGCGCCTCTCGCAGTGCCTTACCTTGTGCTGCAAACTCGTTTTCATTGGCAGCGAGGCGATCACGTAAGTCGGTTTCAATCGCACGCGCTCGCGTCAGTTGCTCTTCAATCGTCGTGTAGAGCATGTCCGACAACTTGAGCGAATTTTCGAGCCGTTCAGACTGTTCGGCCTGATCCTGGGCGAGGAGTTTAATTTTAAAGTCCAGACGCTTTTCGGATTGACGTTGCATCCACTTGACCATGCCACCAATAGTAGCAACGGCCAGCGAGAGCAGTGCAACAAACTCGGCTGGATTGTCCTGGATGAATTGCCACACAAACCCTCGATGAAAAACCTGATACGTCAGTCTGATTATAACATATATTCTTCCTTTTTGGTATCCCTCTCCAACACGCGCCGCACATCCTCCCGCAATCCAAGGCGGGCGCCGCGCCAGTCGTGCGCGTCGTTGAGGCTGGCACACTCAGCGAGGAGCAGCCACAATTGCCTGGTGTGGTGTGGGTTGTAGCGGCGGATGTATGCCGTGTCGGTTTCGATAGCACGGCGCAGTGTTTCGATGGTTGCGGTGTCCATAGGTTACTCCTCTCCAAACATATCCAGTTGTCGCGGCCTGTTCTGCTCCTCGGTATCGCACACGAGCGCGTGTATGCTGTCGCTCTCTAGCGTCCGTAGCACGTCCAGTGCATCGCCGTGGTACAGTTGTGTAATCATTGCGCCTCCATTACCCGCTGCATCAAAAGCGGCGGCACGGCATTACCGATAATCCTGCACGCCAGAGCATTGCGCTCCGGCAGTTCGTACCAGTCAGGGAACGATTGAAAACGCGCCAGCGCACGCGGCGTCATTTTCACGACGCGGCCTTGCGCCAACACCGCCCGCGTCGCGTGTCGAGCACCCGTCTGTGCCTTGACCGCAAACGCAGGCGTGTGACCTATTATGCGCGTGCAGGTTGTGCCATTGGTGTTGGCTTGCCCGTCCAGCAGCACACTCTCACGCACATCCGCAGGCAGGCGCGCCAGTTGCCACGGCGCGAACTCGCTATCCGGCAGTGTGTCTATGATGTCCTGTATCGCCTCATGCCATCCCACCCACGGCCACAGACCGCCGAACATATCATCGCGCCCGCCCTGGCAATGTGTTGCAACAGGCCGCACCACGCGCCCGTCACGGCGTGCCACCAGGATGAGACGGCGGCGCGTCTGCGGCACGCCGTAGTCGGCTGCGTTCAGATGCCACCATTGCACGTCATAGCGCAGCGCACGCAATGCCTGCACAATCAGCGCAAACGACACACTTTCGCGATATCCATAGACCTGCTCCAGACTAAACACAGGCGGCTGCTGTTCCTGGATTGCGCGCACCGTGCCGCGTGCCATCTCGATATCGAGTTCGGTTTCGGTGGCATCGTCTTTAGCAACGCTGAAATTTGGACACGGCGGACTTGCGTGTAGCCAGGCCACACGCGGCAGCGCGCTATAATCCACATCCTGCACAGGCGCTACAATCATCTGTGTGTCAGGCAGGTTGCGCGTGTGCCATGCGGCTATGGCTGCGTCATACTCGACTGCCCACAGCGGCGTATAGCCTGCCTGTAGCGCGCCGATATCAGCACCGCCGCCGCCGCTAAAGAGCGAAGCAAATGTACCCATCATTCAATCCCCTCCACTTGCTGCCTTACATCCCATCTCACATGTCGAGACGGGTCTTGGAGCAGGTGCCAACGCATAGGCATGTATGCGCTGGTAGGGTACACCGGGATAATGTAAACCTCCGGCAGATATGCATAAATACACGGCACAAATTTTCCATAGAGCGGCGTCTTTGATATGCTGCATTGCGGCTCACTCCAGACAATCGCCGTTGGTAAATAGCCATAATCAAGCACATAGCAACGCAGAAAATATTCAAGATCATCCGGGATCGGTTCTTCATTCGGGAACGCAAATCCTGGAAAACTCATCTCAGCAGGCCATTCGAATTTCATGCATTTCCCTCCACTTGCCTGCGTAGCCGCTCCACGGCTTGCGGTAGACTGTACCACGGCGGCGCGTCGTCGTGATCTAGCGTCCAGTATGACGCCGTAGGAACATCGATGCCGAGCGCGTCTGACAGGCGCTCCAATTCAACGTACAGGGCGCGGCGCTGTTCGGCCCGCGCTGCCAGTTCGGGCTGGTCGGGGGAGTGGCGTTGTGTGGTAAGTTTGCGACGTGCCATCTAATAGCCCTCCAGAGATTGATACCCGCTGCTGCTCTCATGCAGCCATTGTGCAACCTGATTACTCGCATCCGCCCGACTTGCAAATGGTTCGGGCCAAATGACATGGCTTTGATCATCCGTTAACCAGTACTGCCCATTGTTGATTGTGATGCGGAGTGTGCCGCTTTCGTGTGCACTGAGTACATCCCCGATGTATTCTTTTTGCGATTTTTCGCCTATAGAATAGCAGGCAGAGTAGGCAGAGTTGCCAAAAAATGCCGTTTTATCGCTTTCTGATGCGTCGCCAACTCTGCCACCCCCCCAGGCAGAGTTAGGCAGAGTTGAGGCTCCATAGGCAGAGTGCCTACTCTGCCTACTATTCCCACTCTGCCCACTCTGCCTACTCTGCCTGCAAATTTTCTCATATTTACCATAACCCACTTTGCGAACAAGCAAGTTGTCGGCAAGGTGACGCAGTTGCTTCTGGACGGCATTGACGGTGGTTTCGAGTTCGGCGGCGATGTCTTTGGGTGTGTACTGTACGCCTTCCTGCATTGCCTCTAAAACGCGCTGGCGCTCGCTCGTAATGGCATATGCAGCTGCGTCGCCTTCGATACGATGTTCGGTTGCATAATCATCCCAGGAGAGCGCCAGTTCCTCATCGTCCACGTCGCGCCCTCGGATATGCAGCACCATGTCATCAGAGCCAGGCACGCGTCCGATAATCCACATCGTTGCGACGCCGCCCGTCAGACCGGTAGAACCGCTGATCTCATCGAACACATCATCGGCTTTCGCCTTGCGGGTGTGATGGATAGCAATGATCGTAATGCGGTGGCGCTCTGCAAACTCGTTCAATGGCTTGACGGCATTATAATCATCATCGTAGGGATTGGCGTTCTTGTCTCGTGGTGCCCTGATGTTCTGGAGGATGTCCACAACAATGAGCGCGGTTTTCGGATGATGTTGCATCCATTCCTCAAGCATCTGAATGCCCGCCTCGCCGCGTTCCCATTGTGTAAAAAGATGGAAGTTATCAGGCCATTCAAGGGCATCCCCAAGCATTGCCCCGACGCGGCTCTTCATGCGGCGTTGATTGCTCTCCAGATCGAGGTAGAGTACTTCGCCGGATCGTGTGTCCAGATTATCAAACGCCTTCCGCTGCTGCATTGCCACAGCCAGCGATAGACCAAGCGCCAGCCAACTCTTTTTGGTCTTCGGTTTCCCAGCCATCAGGCAGCAGCCTTCCGGCAACAGGCCCGGCACAATCCACTGCAACTCGTCAAACTCTTTGCGACGCAGTGCAAACAGAGTAATACCCTCTTGCATCCATGATGGGGTATACACCGTGCCTGCACGAGCACATCTTTCGAGTGCCTGCAACGTCTCTTCGGGGTTGTCGCGGCAGAAGTCGGCAAGGTCATAACCGAAATCATTACCCAGGTCAATCGCTGTGCCCTTCACCTGCTCAGCGATTTGGGGTGCAATCCTGCGGCCTTTATCGTCGCTGTCGAGTGCTACATATACCCGACCCCGCCAGCGATCCTGTAGCTCTTCTATAAGGTGCTGTGGTATCTTTTTCTCACCACCTGGCACACAAATGGCGGGCACACCGTAATGGTGTGCCACCACGGTAGACGCCTCACCATTGCAGATGATCAGGCAGTCGAGTTGCATACTGATCGCCACGCCAAGTCCGTACCAGCACGGTTTCCAGCCCTTGTCGTGATCGTATTTCAGCCCGGCTTTCTCTTCATCCAGATATCGATATCGGATGCCCGTCTGTGTCGCAATAACCAGTGCCTTATGGCCGCGCCGCCGGGTTTCTTTCCATCCGGCGCGGCTAAAAACTTGCTTACTCACACCGTGCTTTGTGGCGTAGTCTTCGAGCGAGGTGTACGCCGGTTTCGGTGCGTATGTGGCGCCCTGACTAATCCCGGCGCGCTCCCAGATGTTGCCCGATGGGTGCGTGTCGTTGGGTGTCTGGATATTCAGGCGTTCAGCTAACTCTCGCTGACTGCCGCCTTCCTCGTCTTTATGGTCATACCAGACCAGTAAGCCATCATCGTTTTCCGACACGGCGAGCGTGCCCCCATCAGCATCAGGCCGCCACGGTGTGTTGTAGCGGCCTTCGCCGTGCTGTGTATTCTGGTATGGTTCGAGTGCCTGCAAGATAGCGGTTTTTGTGTCGTGCATATCATCGTGTCCTGATTTGCAATACTAATTCGTCGCCTTTCGCATACGCCCTCAAGAGCGCACCTTCGACTTCCAGTTCACCGCCCGCATCTATCACTATCTGTGCAAGTTCCCGGCGCTTTAACTTGCGATCTACCTTGATGCGGCTATACTCACAATCCAAGTCGTTGACTTGCTCATACAACGATTGTGGTGTATCTGAGTGACACGGAGGCGTGTCACCATCTGGTTCTGTGGTGCATGAAACCTGTTGCTCCTGTACCGGCTCCTGTGTAGCTTCTGGCGGCTTCTCCTGATGTACGAAACAAAGATAGTGCTTGCTGCGAGTGAGTGCCACATAGCGCAAGTTCCATTCCTGTTCGGTTTGCCACTGCTGCGGATTGCGGAGTTGTAATGGTAGTTTGTCGGGGCGCAGGATAAATACCCGCTCCGCTTCCAGCCCTTTGGCGCGATGGATGGTAGACAGCGTAATAATACTATTCTTGTCGTTGAACAAACTTTCAAGCCGCGCCTTAAAAGTATCGGCGCTGGTGCTCTGCCATTCCTGATAGCAGCGCCGCACAGCACTTACCCGGTCTTCGAGCGATTGCAGTTTCTCATCGTCATCACCCAACTTCGCGGCCTGCTCAGCACGATAGGCGTCAAGATGCCAGATAAAGCGTTCCCACGGCTTATCGCCGTTATCAGTGGCCTGATCAACGATCTTTGTTAACTGCCTGCCGATATCGCGCCCGCGAACAGTGGCAGGCGTGCCACGCGCTATCAATTCCAGGCACGCATCAATCAACGGCGCTGTAAGGCGACAGAGCACCAGATCATTCGGCTGGAGGTATCGGTGCAGATCTTGCTCGCCAATATGCTCAATAACTCCATCGGGCGCATTGTCACAGGCTTCAATTTCTGGTACAATCTCACGGGCCAGATCGAGATGCTCAGACGGGCAACGATAACAAATGGATAGCGGCAGCCGGGTTGCATCGGTTACCGTGGCGATCTTCTGGAAGCTGGCAGCATCCGCGCCCGCAAAGCCGTAAATAGCCTGCCTGTCGTCCCCTACTGCCACAATGCGCCCGGTCTGATTGACGCATTTTAGCACTAGGTTAAGCTGTGCTGCGTTCAGGTCTTGCGCTTCGTCAATGAGTACCCAATCGTACTGATCTGGTATCAGTGCCCATCGGTATGGCAAATATAACTGATCGGCAAAGTCAATTACTTTTTGCTCTGATGCCAGATCATTTCCACGTTCGATAGCAACCTTAACCAGTAGCAATAGTTCGGTTGTTGTATCTTCGATGCCATAATGTCGTATCAGGCATTCCAGTGCCGTCTGGTCTTCTGGATTGGCTAATGTGATACGCACAAATCGACACAGGTCATAGAGCGCGCCTGACAGTTTGCGGCGTTCATCATAATCATTCGCTAGTGGTGCAGTCAGGTCTTTCGCAATAGCGCGATACTTCCGATCATCCAGTGACACGCGGCCCAGATGGCGCACTACGGTACGGTGGCCGATGCTATTGATCGTGCTCACGTTCGCATTTTGCAGTTTCTTCTGCATCGGCTCTGCGATATGCTTATTGAAGGCACAAAACAGGATAGAGCCGTTCAACCGCTCAGTGAGCTTTGCCAGTGTGGTACTCTTGCCGCTTCCTGCTACAGCCTCTACCAATGCATTCCCGGTGCCGTGTTGCGCCCATTCAAAAATGGACGCCTGGTACTTCGATGGTACAAACCCATTTGTCTGTGATGGTTCGGGCATCACGCCCATCCCCATCGCCTGTTGTAATAAATTCATTCCGCTACCTCTGCGTCTATAATATCCCCATTCAACTCGCTCGCCAGGTACAAACCGGCTAGCAGATCAGGCACCACAATGCGAGCGCACATACTGATAGCGCGCCACCTGCACATATTCGCCGGGTACTTTTTCCAGTTGCTATCGGGTTTGACCAGACCGGCCCGCTCGGCATCTTTCATGCTATACGTGAGTGTGAAACGAAACCCGGTACTCCTGATCATCGTGACGGTGCAGGCGTCGTCTGTGCTGCTGTCAATCTGGAGGCGCACAATGTCGGGGCGGCTTTGGATTTTCGCTAGCATTCCCTGCGAGGTGAGCGCAACCTTGCCCATGACGACCTGTAGGTTATCGCCCACCGAGGAAAGCGGAAACCCAAGCTCGTATGCCTTCAGCATCGCAAACGCGGCCTGCTCTGGCTTGCTCACGCCTGCTACCAGACGGCATTCATAGACGGTTTCAGCCATCGATGTAATCAAATGCCACGCCTCTGGCGTTACCTCACGGCGGGCCAGTTCGGTGGTTGTGGTCGGTACCAATTCGGTGGTCATGTGGTTGCCTCCTGCGGTTCGTGGACTTTCACACGGAAGCCCATATCATCGTGCAATCCGAGCGCCTCACGCACCTTACGCCGGGTTTCCGGCCCGATGCCTGGAAACTCGTGCTGATCATCGGTGAGCACCATCAGTGCCCATGCTGCGCTGCCACAGTGCTCCAGAAGTGCTACGGCCTTCTGCTCGCCGATGCCTGGCAAGGCCAGCAGCATATCCAGATCAGGATCGGCAAAGAGCACATCACGCGGCGGGCGCACTCGGCGGGTTGTACGGTCGCGGCTAGCCAGGCGTTGCACCGTCTCGACGAGCGTTTCCTGCTTAATATGCAGCGTTCCGACGCCAGTTTCTTGCACGCTCAAGAGCGCGCCGGATAGATCATCGTCAAGCGTGCGCTTACCCTCCAGCGTGATGAGGTACGCCCACGGTGACAACTCGCGTATCTTCAACATCTCTGCATAGAGCGTCTTATCACACAATGCGTGACGCAAGTCATTTGTGGCCATTACGCAGATTGCCAGTTGCGCACCATCGGCGCATACAGCCAGGTACGATGCTGGCGCAATTGGCGCGCTAATGGCAGGCACACCCCACTCCGGCTGCGCTTGCATATTCATTCCATTATAGAGTATACTAGTCAGCATGATTGTTTCTCCATAAAACGCCTGCGCAGCGATCAACTGCACAGGCGTTTTTGCTCCTCGCTAGTAGGGCAGGATGCCCGTCACATCGATGACCTCTTTAGATGTCATCGTGATGCCCTCATCCTTCATCAGCGGGTTGGATTCAAGCATTTGCTGAAATGCCTTTGCGGGGTCTGCCTGCTGCTGTGCGGCTGTCCACATCGCAGGCAGCAGCGTAACCAGTGTGGCGCGCTGCGGGTGCTCTGTCTCTTCTTCCATGATCGGCTGTGGTACGTTCCTTGTCGGGGCATCGCCGCCATTGCGACGTTCATTCCAGAACGCTTCCGCAGCAGCCTCGCATGCCTCACGGCTCTCGAAAACCTCAACAAACCGGGGCGTTGTGAGATCCTTCTGTTCGCCTTCTTTGTTCGTGTACTCGCCAACTTTGATGAGTTCAATATGCACCCAATGCCGATGCACCTGCGTCGTCGGGTCAGTAATGCCGAGCACCGTCAACGATGGGCGTACTACCTTCGTCCAGTCGGGCCGCTTGCGCGAGCGCGCCTGCATCGTGCGGTCAATGCTGTAGGTATTCCCATCGCGGCTCGTGCCGTAGAAGTGGAAAGTGATCTCAACATCCGGGTTTTTATGCTCCGGATTGTTGGCATCATAGTCTACCAGTTGCCAGCGACCGTCAACCTGCTGAAACACGACCTCGCGTGTGTCGATCTCGCACTCGACAAAATAGTCTTTCGTCCTGGATTGCGGCTCCGTTGTGGCGTTCATTGCGTTTGCCATTGCGTTGTTCATGTCGGTTCCTTTCGTATTGCGATTATTACGGCTTCAGCCTGGGCTGCGGTTGTGGCTCAGGCAGCGGCATGGGCGGGTAGTGGATAGTTTCATCGATGTACATCATAGTGGCACCTCCTATTCATAAGTAAAGAAACGGTTTACGTGCGCGTCGTGCCCTGGCTGTTCGATGACATCGTACCAGTCATCGAACAATTGCACGAGGGTTGTTCTTTCTGGGTTATGCGGGTCGAATGCCAGTGCATCCCATTCAGGGTGCGCTATGCGCAGCATCAGCCCAAACGTCCACCCTCGCATCATCTCTCCGGGATTAATATCCCGGAGGTGTTTTCGGGTTGTCATGCCGTCACCTTGCGAATACTTACGCTCGGCTTGCTAATCTTGCGCATACGATCTAGCGCGCCTGGCTCGTGCGCCTTGAAATATTCCTCAAGGCGTTTATCGTCCCAACTAACACGCGGCTTCGAGTAGACTGCCTGCCAGCGCGCACCTTTGATCGTCTTGCCTGCCTCAACAACCGCTGCCTTGACCTGCTCTTCGGCGGCTTTAATAGCGTCGTTGATCTCCTCCATCGTGCTTTCGTGTTCGCTGTCCAGTTGCGCGATAGCGGCGCGCTGCTCATCAGTTAACACGGCGTCGCGTGCCTGCTGATAATCAGCTTGCTCCAGATCACGCCGGGCGTACAGTTCCTCCAGATGGGTAATATCCACGCTCATGACTTCTCCTTATCCTTCTGTTGCTCCTGGTGCGCCTGTGCAAGCGCCTGTCCGCTATTGCACTCCTGTTCCCGCTGTATCTCGTCTGCCCGCTCCAACAGGCGAACGGCTTCTTCTCGTGTGGTGTCTGCCATGACTAATCCTCCTTTTTGAACAGATCATCTGTCACACGCATCCGGCCCGGCGGCATCAGCGGTGCGCTCTCGCGGCGCTCGCGGTCAGTTTTCCCCGTCGCCTGCAACCGCTTGTAAACGATAGCGTCCAGTGTCGCCTGCGCTGCCTGGCGCGTGCTGAAGTACCCTACAAGGTCGCCGTCCAGATACGCGGCGTAGTCGCCTGTGATCGTGTCATACTCAACGTGCTTGTGGTTCATCTGATGCTCCTTCTGATGTGGCGCCGCCCCTTGCGACGTGCTGTTATTGTAGCATGTTCCC